CCTTAACATCCGATGCGGTAGTCTACACCCATCGCAGCAATGCACCGCAGCGACACCGTTACAACCTCGTGCCTAGGCGTAGCAGCGTGCCTATGATGGGCGAGGGAGACCACCGGGGTACCTACACAGGGCCGGAGGGTCGGCGGGGCAGGAACGCACGCTGAGCGCGTGTGAGCGGCATCTGTATCATTTTGCTGGACATGTAACACACGGGTAGCGCACTGGTGTACTACCTGAGTAACACACCGATACACGATTTGGTACACGTACAACAGATAGACCGCCGTATTGCAACCATCCTCTTGACACTGGGGGGACAAGGCCCGCACACTCACTCCTAGAACGGAGTCATTGTGGGTAGCGATACGGACCCTTAGATGGGAACGGACTAGCTGGGCTTACAGTGCCATCCGCTTATCTGCACTTGATGTTCCAACGTAGTTGGCGAGTCGTAGATAGGAGTTGACGACTTACCACCCGGTAAGTGTTGACAGGTAGCTTAGGACGTGTCACCATAGCTTCGCAGTAGTTAGACAGGTGGGCTTAGACAGACACTTGACAGGAGTGAGACAGTAGGCTAGTATGAGTCTCACATGGTTAAGCACCGCAGCGAATCGCAGCGCTTGGCACATGAAGAAGAATGTATTAGCCTATTGACAACGACTTGCGAGTCAGGCACACTGGATGCCAACAAGGTAGCTTACACCTACCGGAAGAGTAGATGACTGCATAGCTTAGGGCTGATAGCTCAACGCATGCACACTGCTTGACCAACGAGTAAGCACAACGCCGATGACGTAATTGAATGTGGCTTAGTAAACCACAGGGACCAGACTAGAGTACCGCAAGGTATGATAGGATGCGGCGTAGCTCAGAGATGAGCACTCACTATCTGCGGTGGAAGCCCGCCACGGTGAGTAAGCTAGTGTAGTGCTAGCAGGTGCGTCAAAGAGGATAGCAAGGGTGGGAGTCATACCATCTGCGCGACAAGCAGCCCGATAGGTTGCTTCCCACCTGAGCCGGTGGCTTGGGTCTAATAGATTCACCCGAATGTATAGGTGCCTTGTGCATCTATATTTTTGGGTTGAATCACAAGGGTCTTAACGCTAAGGCTCTTGCCATTCAACCTAATGAGACTAAGGCCATGACCTTTAAGCAGCGCATCTTCAGCTTCCGCAAGAGCCGCGTTGTCCTTGACCTGCGCACCGATGCTCAGGCCCAGCGCATTGCGGACATCAAGCGCAAGGCTCAGCGGTATGAGACCCTGAAGCACACCGCAGGCAAGCCCTCCGTCTTTCCCGCTCCGGCTCCGATGGGCTGGGAGTTGGTGGAGGCGTGATCGCTGTCATCGCAGTTGCATTCCTAGTCGGCTTCTCTGTGGGAGTCGGCTCCATGCTGTACCTACACCGGAGACACACATGAATACCAATCAGATCGAGCGCAACATCAAGGCCATCTCCCGCTTCGGCAAGAAGATGGATGCCTTCATTCAGGACACGGCGTTGCAGGTGGCGTTGCACTGCCACAAGCACGGGGAAATCTCCCTGCTGCATAAGCTGTGGTCGGCGATGCAGGAGTTCAAGGGCGCACGCCACAAGGCGATGGACGAGTGGATGATCCGCTTCGCCCCGGTCAAGATGGTGGACCCGGCGAACATCCCGGATGACAAGTTCCCGTTCACCGTGGACACCGAGCGCATGCTCGATGAAGAGGGGCGCAATGCGCTGTGTCTGGAACAGGCCAAGCCCGCGAACCACTGGTATAACATGAAGCCGGACCCCAAGCTGGTGGATTCGCTGGACATCAACGCCATGCTGAATGCGCTGCTGAAGCGCGTGGACAACGAGACCAAGAAGAATGCGGACCTGAAGATCACCGGCGAGGATACCCTGCGCAAGCTGCGTGAACTCGTCACCCACATGGAGTAGGCCATGGACAACGTAGATCTGGTCGAACAGTTCGGCTGCGGTAATGTGGAGAGTGCGCTCATCGTGGCGCACTACGTGCGGGACTACGTCGAGGCAGAACTCGCGAAGGACGGAGGCGTGCGCATCTCAACCACAGGGATATGTGACCTCTGGTCTGAGTTCGCCGACTCGATTGGGGCTGCCAATCGGTGGACCCGAAAGGCGAGGGACACGCTGTACCACGAGTGGCCGCACTTCAGCGGCGACCGTCTGTATCCGGTGCCGTGTCCGCTGTCCATGATCGACGCCTATGAAGAGTACATCCTCTCGCACCGCAACCCAAGTACCGCGATGGGCAAGGAGGAGTTCGCTTTCAACCGCGCGCCGCACATGTGGGATGGGGAGTACGGGGAGAGCCGCATGGCGTGCCTCGTGTACATCATCGACAGGCTGGAGGCTGCACTCAAGTAATGCCCGTGCCCTTCGCAAGAGGGGCCACGGAGATACACGCAAAGTGGGTTCGAGTCCCTACCGCTCCCGAGTTGTAACCGGAGCGGCATCGCAGGCATGCGGCGTGTATCTCCGTGCGACTGGCACGCTAACCGATTCACCACCATGGCAATCATCGTGAAGTACAAGAAGAACCGCATCACCAAGACCAACGGCATCACTGCGTGGCGTGAGGACCGCACGTTCTCCGTCGAGGTGAACCGCATGGACCGTGCGATGGGCTGCGCTTGCATCCGCGAAGAGTTCTATTCCTACATGGGAGTGCGCCATGGCTAAGTACAAAGGCAGGTATCGTGAGCTTGCCCGTAGGCTGGACAGGCTGATCGAGACCGGAGCAATCCGGTTGTTCGCCGAGCGCCACACCCGTGGGCAGATCGACGGCGAGGAGTTCATCGGTACGTACCTTGCCGGGGGCTTCAGGCTCGTCGGCTATGGGTACTACTCCCAGGTGTTCAGCCACTGGCGTGCGCCGGGTGTCGTGTTCAAGTACACGTTCGATGATTCGGACTGCATGCTGTATGTAGCCCGAGCATTCATGGAACTGATGCACGAGAACCTGCCCGAGGTGCACATGATCCACTCGGTTGAGGTGGAGGAGACTACCGAGTACGGAACGCGAGTGGTGCGGACGCACGGTGTGGTTGTGGCCGAGCGCTTGCTCGCATGTCCAGAAGGTCTGACTTCTCGGGAGATGCGCGAGCTTCAGAGGGAGGCAGAGCGCGCGGTGGCCGACCCACTGGACGAGTACCGCATCCGCCTCTCGGACATGCACTCCGGCAACATCATGTGGCGCGGTGATACCTGCGTTATCAATGACCCCACCACTTACGTGAGGAAGAAATGAAACACTACGACTATGCGCACGAGGGCAAGAGCTATGAAGAACTACCCCATCCAATCGTACGCCGCCGAGATTCAGGCGCTCGCCGAGCGTGTGGTGTCGAGCGCCGGGAGCGCCACGCTGCACGAAAGGCAGGGCAGGAACTGCGGAGGGCCAAGCGGAGTGGTGCACAGTAACGTCCGCCTGCGCAAGGTTCTCGAACGCACCCACGTTAAGACGGGTGAGGTAACTCGCTTCGTCTATGATCCAGACGTGAAGGTAGAGCATTGGATCGGCAACACCCTAGTAACAAGCGACGAGAACATATTCGACCCCGAGCATTATCGGAGGTCGGTGTTCCATGTCTTCACACTAACCGAAGAGGAGTACGACCGTGAGCAATACCACCGCGAACCGTAAGCAATACGTCATCGCCTACGGCATTGACGACATCCTGCACCATAACGGGGTGAACTCGGAACCCGTTCGCCTTCTGCCCGAGGGGCTGAAGAAGTTCATCGATGCCATCAACAGCGCGGACCTGCGGCGCATGCTGAGCCCGGCCGACCAGGCGAGTCGCACCGAGGTGACCAAGGCGTGGTCGCAACAGCAGTACCTTCTGGTTACCCGGCGTGCTGCGGCCCGTCGCATCGTCCAGATCCTCAAGGCTGCCGGTTACCACTGCCGTGATGACTTCCGCCTGATCGAGGTGGGCAGCACGCCGCGAGAGGTGAAGCCCGTCAAGCACTGGAACATCGAGCGGCGCTACAGGTACGTGTATCTGATCGGCGGCCGCAAGGAACCGTGGTCCGATCCGGAAACCTGGGACCGTGGTATCGCCACCCGTGCAAACGCACGAGAGCAGGCCGAACTTCGAACCCGCGAAACGAACGCACGGTCGGAAGACTATGAGTACAAGTTCACTGCCGTGCCGGTGTACGCATGAGCATCCTGTCCTGGGCAAAGCGTAAGTTCGGCGTCGTGCGTGACTGGCTGTTGGATCGCAACCCCAAGCACGAAGACCTCCACCCGTGGGATCAAGTGGTGGCGGCGTTCGCCAAACCGCAGCGCCTGCGGGGCCACGGCTACGTGCAGGGCGAGACGTTCGACATCGGCATCAATCGTGCCAAGCGTGCGATCAAGTCCATCAAGAACAAGCGCGAGCGCAAGGCGGCACGCACTCGCTTCATCCAACGGCTGCGTGACAGCGGCATCAAGTAAGGAGTAACACGAATGGCCCGTGACTACGGCAACTACATTCGCATCGCCATTCCGGAGGCCAAGGTAAAGGTCGAGGCGGTGCACAACGCACTGGTCAAGCTGATACAGGCGGCCGGTGGATCGACTGCCGTCGAAGGCTGGGGAAGCTGGGTCGATGGCAATGGTGGACTGGTCACCGAGAAGGTTATCCAGTACACCTGGAACTTCCACTCCACCACCTACATCAAGGTGGACATGGCCGCGCGTGAGCTGGTGAACGCGCTGTTCCGTGCGGGTGAGCAGGCCGTGCTGAAGGAACGCTACTACGACGAGAGCATTGCGGTGCACACCCGCACTCTCATCGGGTACGCTGCCCGCATGCTGTACGCACCGACCAAGCACTGAGCTAGGTACTAACATGCAGCTAATCAGAGACGGCCCGGTGTAAGCCAACCCACACATAGGACAGAGTCGTGACGCCAACACATCAAATGGCACACCTGCTCGGAGCCTGACCGAGAGACAACAACAGGCAACCAATCCTACCTAGCACAAGGAACAACACACATGACGAACAACATCCGCACCGCCGCCGACATCACCGCCCAGATCGACAGCATCAACGCCGCCGCCGAGAGCGGTACCCCGGCCGACGGTGGCTTCCTCACCGTGCTGTCCCTCGAACTGAAGGCGCGCAACGCCATCGAGAAGTTCGAGAAGGCGACCGCCGAATACGAAGCGCAGGCCGCCGTGCGTGACGTGAAGCAGGGCGACGCCGTGTCGCTGGTCTTCGGCCGCGCCGCCAACAAGCAGGTGCTGTCGGGCAACGTGCTGAGCATCGAGTCCCAGCCCACCGGCCTGCTGTTCACCGTGCTGACCGGCTCGGGTGCCAAGTCCAAGGTCGTCAACGTCGGCGCCGACGCGCTGCTGCTGTCGCCGGAAGCCGTGGCCGCCGCCGAAGAAAGCATCCTCGTCGCCAAGCTGGAAGCCGAGCAGGCCGCCAAGGACAAGGGCGAGGGCAAGTCGGAGTAATACTCCGGCGTGAGTAAGTGCGGTGTCCTCTCGAAAGAGAGGGCACTGCGATGCACACTGCACTAAGGAACCGGGCACGCTGCCCGAGGTCGTCCGAAGGTGGTGTCCTCACAGTCCAGCGGGTAGCTCCCGACTGAGTGTGCATCGCAGTGCACTCCGCACTATCAAGGAGAAGACAATGAGCAAGCAGTTCAAGCAGTACATCATGCACGCCCTGGATACCGATGGCGAACTGAAGCCGATCGGTGTGTTCACCTATCCGGCGGGAACCAGCGACAAGCAGGTGAAGGCTGCGGTCAGTTCCAAGGTGAACCGTGCGCCGGAGAACCTGTTCATCTCGGACACCACGCTGGTGGAGTTACGCTAATGCACGAGGTGCTTCACTTCCTCGCCAACGTGGGGCTTGGGTTGGTCGTGCTGAGCCTAATGTTCATGGCACTATCGAACCTGCGCATCGCAGTGGATGCTCCGGCTATCGTCGGCCGAGTGAAGGACTCTTTCATTGCAGGGGACTGGCCATGCCCGCTAGTGTACGAGTACCTGACACGCCAACGGGCTGCGCGCCTTGGCTGGTACGGGCGCACTGTGCAGCGCGAGTGCATCCTCGCCAACCTGTTCTTCGTGGTCGGCGGGCTTGCGCTGTGGCCGGACATCCTGATCCACCTGTGGTACGCGGCAAGCTAAGCCGTGCTGTACGCCTTCCTGTACGTGGATAAGGATGGCGTGAAGTCTGAGCGGCAGGTCAACGTTGACACCATAGGCGCTGATCATGTGACAGGTACTGCCGGGGCCGACGCTCCCGGCGTACCTTCCGCAAAGATCGCATCGTCCGCCACGAGATGGTAATTGTAGAGTCAGGTGAGATACTTGATGTGATGACAGGGGAACTAAGATGAGTCGCCTCGCCGATGACGAGTGGTTGCCGCAGGCACATCGCCTGCTGATAGGCGGTCGCAACTCAGCGCGCGGCGACCATGACTGTGGTGCACCCGGCTCCCTCATGCTGACCCGTGACGGAGCAACACTCACAGCCTACTGCTTCCGATGCGGTGGCGTAGGCAAGCATATGACGCAGGAGAATCCCAAGGAAAAGTTCGAGAGGTTGCAGCGGCAGGCAATGGCTGACGAGTTCCTGCGCACAGCAGTGGACCCGCCCGAGCCGACGACGTACAACCCGGCCAAGTGGCCCGAGCGGGATGCGTTATGGTTCTATCGAATGGGACTCTCTCCCCGCAGGATCAAAGAACTAGGGCTGTACTACAACGCCGAGTCCGGACGTGTGGTACTACCGATCCGCGAGGATGACCAAGTAGTTTTCTGGATGGCACGCTCGCAGACAGCCAAGCCAAAGTGGATTGGCCCGCGAGTTAAGAAGCGTGGTTTGTTTGCCAAGTTCGGAAGGGGACTAGGCAGCCACGTTGTGCTGACCGAAGACCCGCTAAGCGCATACAAGGTGGGCTTAGTGTGCGAGGCTTGGTCACTGCTCGGGACGAAGGTGCACAGTCGCCACGTCCTGCAACTGATGGAGTTAGGGAAGCCGGTAGTGGTGTGGTTGGATGACGACCACGACCATTACTCCGGGCGTAACCCAGGGCAGATAGCAGCCCGACAAGTGATCGATGTGCTGAGAGGTGCGGGCCTGAATGTGCAGAACATGACTAGTCCACGCGACCCCAAGTATTACAATCAATACCAACTGAAGGAGATGATGAAATGCTTTACGAACGTAACGTAGTTGGTTCCATGGTCGGCGCAGTCGCCAACCGCATGCTGAAGGACTGCGACGGTGTCGTCATCGCGAAGGCCAAGACTCCGACCGGTCGCTATACCGGTGCGTTCCATGTGCAGGCTCTCGGGGAGGCGCCCGACGCACGCATCCCGAAGTACACCATCGCTACTATCTGCCCGCCGAGTACGTACCCGAAGTGGCCGAAGCAGTACGCGGTGAAGCGCACCGAGTACGGCGGTCGGGTCACCACCGTTGCTCGCTTCAGCAAGGAGGCGGACGCCAACGAGTACCTGAAGCTGCGCAACGAGCGCGCGCACACCGAGGTCAAGGATCGCTACAAGATGGAGCGCCGTGGTCCATGGCTCTGCATCATCGACGCCGAGGCACCGGCGGCCAAGTTCGCCATCGCCAAGTTCGCGAGCAGCCACGAGGTGACGGCGGCTGCCTTCCTGCAACGCCTGAACCGGGGGTAATAGATGGAGCGCAGCGAGCACACCTTGCTGCGCCTCGGGTTGGATCGCAAGACCCACACCAAGCTGTTCGACATTATCCCCAAGTCTGCACTGACCGGGAATGTCTTCACGCTTTGGGAGGCGCAGCGTAAGTTCTACAGCAAGTTCAACACGGACAAGATCACCGACATACCTGCGTGGCTGACGTGGTTGGAGGATCATCAGTTCGCGAACATGACTGACCCGGATGCAAAGGAACTGCTGCTTACCATCGCAGGGAAGCTGAAGCACGGGCCGGTTGATGAGGCAATGATCCCCGCTCTCGCTAATGGTTACATCCAGACGGCGCTGAGCATGGAGGTCATGGACATCCTTGAGAAGTTCCAAGATCCGGATAACGAGGAAGACCTGGACGTGATGTTGGCTGGTGCCAACGACAAGTACAAGTTGCTCATCGAGCGCACGGTGCACTCTCCCATCGAGAACACCAGCTTCGATGACCTGTACGCCCAGGACGAAACGGACTATGGATTCCAGTGGCGGCTGCCCGAGTTGCGGCAGCACATGCGCCGCGTTCGCGCGGGTGATGCCATCGTCTGGGCTGCCCGTCCTGATCGTGGCAAGACCACGACCATCGCGAGTGAGATGTCCTTCATGATCCCGCAGCTTGACCTCGTGTATCCGGATCAGAACAAGACGTTCATCTGGTTCAACAACGAGGGCGACAGCAAGGGCATCCGTCGGCGTTTGTATCAGGCAATCCTCGGTGTGCCGCAGTCGCAGATGATGGCGTGGCACAAGGATGGTACGTTGCTGAACAGGCTGCACGAGGCGTGCGGTGGTAAGCATCTGTTCGACCGCATCCTCATCATGTCCATCCACGGGTACAGTTCGGGTCAGGTCATGCGCCTGATCAAGGAACACAACCCAGGGCTGTGCGTGTTCGACATGGTGGACAACATCCGGTTCAATGGTATCAGCACCAACGGCGGTACGCGTACGGACCAGATGCTGGAAGAGATGTACAAGTGGGTGCGTGATGCTGCGATCATCGAGGGCTTCGCTGCCTTCGAGACCTCGCAGATTTCTGGTGACGGTGAGAACGTACAGTACCCGCTGATGTCGATGCTGAAGGACAGCAAGACAGGCAAGCAGGGTGCGTGCGATGCCATCGTTATGTGGGGCGAGCAGTCCGGCAACGAGCGCGGCCGCTTCCTCGGTATCCCGAAGAACAAGTTGGTTGTCGAAGGGCAGCCGATGAATCCTAAGAAGGAGTGCTACTTCATGCCGGAGATTGCACGCATCGTTTCATTCGACGAAGTCAACGAGGAGTGAGTATGAACTACGAGAACCTGACGCAAGCCCGCCACCAAGCGGAGCGAGTGCTGACCCACATCACCCTGCATCGGCAGGCTGTCCGCCACGGGCTGGTCGCAAAGCCGGACGTGTCGTACCGTGCGTTGCACGAGTGGGCCGAGAGCCTGAAGAACATCCAGTCCCTGGTCACGGTCAAGCGCGCCGCGCGCACCACGGTCAAGCTGCTGTTCAATGCCCGCAGACTGTGGGTGGGCGTGCACTACTCGCCTGCGAACCGCCGCTGGTGCGTCAACCTGCTGCCCGGCGTCACCATCTGCATCACCAAGGCGGGAGGCGTCGAGCCGTGATCACTGCGGAGAGGGAGCTTAAGGTTCATGGTAAGCCACACATCCGCAAGCGGGATGGGATGTGGGTGTACGAGCCGCGAGCGGACCGCCGTACTTCCTTCTGGCCTGCGAACTATGCGGCGATGCGCTGGTGTCTCCACATGAACGGAGGTTAGCATGAGCAAGTACATCGCGTGGGACATCGAGACGGGGATCAAGCGTGCGCTGAAGCGCAAGGCTACCCCGTTCTATGGTGTGAACCAAGTGTGGGCCGTGGGCTATCGCGGCTCCGGTGTGGTGGACAAGGTGGGATTCCACCGTGGAGTTGGCGGGATACCTGACGACTACTTCGCCGACATGCTGGATAAGTGCAAGATCCTCGTCGGGTTCAACATCAAGTTCGACATGCTACACACGCTGCAAGATCCGAAGAACTACGCCGCGTACAAGCGGTGGGTTGTCGGCGGCGGCATGCTGTGGGACTGTCAGCTTGCCGAGTATCTGATCGAGGGCATGGACAAGAAGTGGCACATGCCCAGCATGGACGAGGTGGCTCCGAAGTACGGCGGCAACCTGAAGGACGATGCGATCAAGGCTTGCTGGAACAACGGCATCGACACACCGGACATCGACCCCGACATGCTGATGGATTACCTGATGGGCACCGATGAGCCGGGAGACCTCGGTGACATCGGCAACACCGAAGTGATCTTCAAGGGTCAGCTTGAGGTGCTGCGTGCACGGGGCGGCATCAAGTCCGCGATGCTCAACATGGGCGGCCTGATGTATACCATCGAGGCGGAACTCAACGGCATGAAGATTGCCGAGGAGCGAGCCGAAGAGTTGCGCGTCGCGCTGCTCGCTGAGCTAGAGGCAGTGACCAAGCGCGTCGCTGAGTACATACCAGCGGATTTGCCCTTCGAGTTCTCGTGGTCGTCTCGCTTCCACAAGTCGGCGCTGCTGTTCGGAGGCGACATCAAGTACAAGAAGCGCGTGCACAAGGAGGATGACCAGGGCAACAAGCTGTACTCCATGCGCGACGAGGTGCGCTACCTGTGCAAGGACGGCAGCACTGCGACCGAGCAGGAGCTGGACTCCTGGGATGACGCGTGGTCCAAGGTCGAGCGGTACGCTGGTGGTGCGAAGGCCGGGCAGCCCAAGACGAAGAAGGTCAAGGTTCCTGACCTCGACAAGCCGAAGATGACAACCGAGGATTTCTACTACCACTTCGATGGGTTCGTTGAGCCATTGAAGTCTTGGGCCAGTAGCGCCGAGGGCGTGTACTCCACGGCGAGCGAGGTGATCGAGACTCTGGGTACGTGGGAAGATGCGCCCCCGTTCATCAAGGACTACGCCAAGCAGGCGAAGATCGCCAAGGACTTGTCAACCTACTACTGGGTTGAGGATGAGGACGGCGAGCGCAAGGGAATGCTGTCTCTGCTGGGACCGGACGGCATCATCCATCATCAACTCAACATGGTCAACACGGTGACGGCCCGCTTGTCTTCGAGCGATCCAAACTTGCAGAACATTCCGAAGGGTGACAAGTCCGATGTCAAGACGGTGTTCATCTCCCGCTTCAAGGGAGGCAGCATCGTGCAGTCGGACTTCACCTCGCTGGAAGTGTACGTGCAGGCGAACCTGTCGCGAGACAAGAACCTCATCGCCGACCTAAAGACGGGCATGGACATGCACTGCGTGCGCGTAGCGCAGGCGCACAAGCTGGACTATCAGTTCGTGCTTGCGCGTGCGAAGGATGAGCACCACGAGGAACACAAGAAGTACAAGGCGCTGCGCAACAAGGCCAAGAACTTCTCGTTCCAGCGCGCGTATGGTGCAGGTGCTGCGGCCATCGCAGCGGCCACCGGCATGACCGTCGAGGAAGTCAAGGCGCTGATCGAGGCTGAAGAGACTCGGTACCCCGGCATCGTGCGGTACAACGACAGCAACCTGCGCATGCTGCAGCGGAATCGCAAGCCGTCGTCGCTGTTCGTTCAGCATGATGAGGTGCGCGGACTGACCGTGAACCTCGGCAAGTCTTATCTGGAAACGCCGGACGGGAAGCGGTACGTGCTGTGGGAATCCTGCGCACCGAAGTTCCTGTACGAGCGGGACGGTACGACGGTCACGTTCAAGCCGACGACCCTGAAGAACTACCCGGTGCAGGGCATGGGTGGTGAGTGGGCCAAGGCTGCGATGTGGCTGCTGGTCCGTGCCTTCTACGAGAAGGACAACTACGACGGCAAGGCGCTGCTGGTGAATCAGGTGCACGATGCTGTGTACGCAGACGTGGCAGAGGAAGTACGCATCGACGCTATGGCCCTTATCCATGCGTGCATGGAGGAGGCGAGCGTGCTGATGGAGTACCAGTTCGATTGGAAGATCGCCGTTCCTGTGCCGACTGAGACCGTGTACGGGGCAAGCATGGCCGAGGAACATGGCGAGCCTGCGATGCGTGATTTGGTACACGTATACCGGAAGCACATTCGCGACCGCTACATCAAGGGATACGTCCCATCATTCGAGAAGGAGGAGTAGCACAATGGCACTCAACGCAGCAATGAAGGCACGCCTGGCGAAGGCCAAGCAGGTCGGCCCCAACATGAACGAAGCGCAGCAGGGCGGTGGTGGCTACACTCCTCCCGCTGAGGGCGTGACCCGCCTACGCCTCGTCGGTTACTTCGAGGTCGGCGAACACACGGAGCAGTCCGGCAAGTTCATCGGCAAGAAGAACAAGAAGGTGCAGTTGGTGTGGGAACTGAGCGGCAAGAACCACGAGCCTGCCGAGCACGAGGGCAAGAAGATTCCGATTCGGATGACGCAGGAACTGAACTACTCGCTCAACGAGAAGGCCACGTTCTACAAGTTGTTCGTGGAACTGAATGCCTGCCATGGCAACGAGGCCACCATCTTCGCCGAACTGCTGGGCAAGGAGTTCATCGGCAACGTCGTGCACAGCACCAAGGGCGAGGGCACGGCGAAGCGCACGTACGCCAACCTCACCAAGATCCGCAAGGCCGTGCGTCTGGACGAGGACGACAACGAGGTGCCGGTGAAGGTGGACGATCCGATCACAGAGCCGAAGTTCTTCGTGTGGGACATCGCGACGATGGAAGACTGGGATGCCATCTTCATCGACGGTGAGTACCCAGAGCGCAAGGACAAGGACGGCAACGTCATCCAGAAGGCGCGCAGCAAGAACGTCCTTCAGGACAAGATCCGCAGCGCCAACAACTTCGACACGCTGCCCATCGCGGAGTTCATTCGTGCTGGTGTGAGTGCGAAGGATGAGGCGGACATGGACGAAGCGCTGGGCGACGACGACAACACGGACGCCGATGCCGGTGAGGACGAGGTGCACACCCCGGCCGACGGCCACGCCGATGTCGATGACTTGGTGTAAGCCATGACCACTGCGGCCGAGCGTCTGAAAGAACACGCCCGCAACGCACCGATGCCGGGTACCACTGCCCGGCCCTCGGTCGAGGGCATGCCACTCCACATCGACGGTGACTACGCGGCATACTACTGCGCAGGCAACGACGAGACCTCACCCGGCACCGCACGGCAGAACTTGCTGGATCGCATCGAGCGTGCGAAGCAGGTGTCTGGTGCAACTCGTGCCATCGTGCACCTGTCCGACCGCGCATGCGACAAGGGGCTGCGCTTCTTCATCGCACAGTCCAAGCCGTACCAAGGTCAGCGCAACACGGGGCGCAAGCCCCAGAACTGGGACTACCTGCGCGAGTACATGGAGACCTACGAGGGCGATGCCTTCGAGGTTAAGAACTGGATCGACCGCGAGGCCGACGACGGCATGGCGTATGTGTCCGAGGCAGCCTACAAGATCGGTAGGCCGGGCGCGGTGCTGACCGCCGACAAGGACATGCGAATGTTCGCCGGTCTGCACATCGTGTGGAAGACCTTCGAGATGGTGGAGGTTCTGCCCGGTACCTACGACAAGGTGCACGACGGGAAGCAGTACGGGCACAAGTGGTTCTGGATGCAGATGCTTCAGGGCGACACGGCGGACAACATCATGGGCCTGCCGCGCGTCGGGGAAGTGGCGGCAGAGAAGACCCTCGAAGGCACCACCTGCAACGCCGAGGCGTATCCGCTGGTGCTGGACATGTACCGCTCGAAGATGCGCGATGCCTACGCCGACCACTTCGTGGAGCAGGCTGCGCTGCTGTGGATGCGGACCGACAAGAGTGCACATGTCAACGACTGGCGCAAGCTGATCGAGGACTGGGGCACCGACATCGACCGCGCCGCTGCACGGCTTCTCACCCGAGTACGGGAGGAGCGCGATGCTCTCTACGCCTCGAAGGCTTAAGGCATCCGAGGTTGCAACTGTGCGTGCCCGCATTGCTGAAGAGCAGGGCGGGCGCTGCAAGTTGTGCCAAGGAAAGCTGGGTACCAAAGCACCGCTCGACCCCGTGCTTGACCACGACCATCTGACGGGAGCAGTTCGCGGTGTGCTGCACCGTGGCTGCAACTCTCTGCTTGGTAAGGTCGAGAACAACGCACTGCGTTACGGTGTGCATGCACTGTCCGCGTTCTGTCATGGACTGGCGCCGTACTTCCAGGCCCATGTCACCAACATCACCAACCTGCTCCACCCGACCTTCAAGACTGCGGACGAGAAGAGACTCGCTCGCAATGCGAAGGCGCGTAAGGCGCGGGCCAACAAGAAGGACACTGCATGAATGTCACACTGAAACAACTCCTCAAGCGTGCACCGAAGCACGGGCCGAAGATCATCTGCCTGGACATCGAGACGTTCCCCATCGAGTTCTATGGTTGGCAGATGTTCAACAACAACTTCAGCGTGCCGCAGATCAAGCGGGACTGGTCGCTGATGTCGTTCAGCGCGGAGTGGCTGCATGACGACGGCAACTTCTACATCGACCAGCGCCGCGAGAAGGACGTGTTCGATGACCGCAAGCAGGCTGCTGCGCTGTGGGCCATCCTCGACCACGCAGACTTCATCCTTGCACGCAACGGCAAGAAGTTCGACCTGCGCAAGATCAAGGCCCGGCTGGTGATCCTCGGCTTCCCGCCGCTGTCGCCGGTTGGAGTCATCGATCCGATGCTGCTGAATCGAGTGGAGTTCGCGTTCACCTCGCACAAGCTGGAATACACCACGGGTGTCCTCGTGCCGAACCTGCGCAAGTACAACCACGGTAAGTTCCCCGGCTTCGAGTTGTGGCTCGCCTGCATGCAGTCGCTGCCTGGGGCGTGGAACGAGTGCGAGCAGTACAACCGCATCGACGTGAAGAGTATGAAGGAGGAGTACCTTCAGGTTCGCGGCTGGTACTCCCAGCATCCGAACATCGCGGTGTACTACAAGGCCGACGGCAGCACCCACCGCTGCAACAAGTGCGGGCACGACGAGATGATCCCGCAGGACAAGCCCGCATACACACAGGTCGGCACGTATCTGCTGCTGCAATGCACGCAGTGCGGTGGACACAGCCGCGCACGCCGACTCACCACCACCATCGAAGAGCGCAAGCACGTAACCGTGCCCGCCTAAAGGAGAACGCATGAGCCGTATGCTGGAAGCGTATCGTGTACAGGTCGTCACGTCGAAGGACGTGGAGAACGGTGCAACCAAGGGCAGCATCCTGTGGCTGCACAGCGAAGTGGAAGACCAGCCGGGGTACTACTACTTCATCAACTCCCCGGACTCCGACGTGGGCATCCCACTCGCCGTGGCCCAGGTCACACGCGACGAGGACTGCAAGCGCTACGACCGCTACCTCGTGGAGAAGCCGCAGCCCGCAGAGCCGCAGCCCACACCGGTGGAACCCAAGCCCGAGGTGACCATCGCCCAGGAGTGGGCGTCGAAGATCGAGCCGAACCCGCGCGGCGCGGGCCTGAAGTTCGACGCCGGGAAGGTGCGCCCCTCCCTCCTGATCCGTGGCATGCCGCGTGCGCTCCTGCGCGTTGCGGATGTTCTGACCTTCGGTGCGCAGAAGTACGAGGCGCACTCCTGGCGTACGGTCGAGAACGGCGAGGAGCGCTACGATGACGCGAAGCTGCGGCACATGTTCGCAGACGCGCTCGGCGAGCAGGCCGACCGCGAGTCTTCCATCGAACACCTCGCCCACGAAATCTGCAACGGCCTCTTCCTGTTGGAGAAGCTGCTGATCGAGAAGGAGAACGCACGTTGAGCACCGCATCCAAGAACGCCGCACGCATCCTGAAGTACACCGACACCAGGGTTCGCCTGGGTGACGACATGGATGACGCTGTCACCTACGCAATCGCCCAGGTGTATCCTCGCCAGTCCGAAGATTCCCAGGCCGACATCTTCGCTGCTATCCGCAGCGCGTTCGATGAGTACCCGAACGGCACCAGCCGAAAGATCGCAGTCATCGGCCACCTGCGTCGGTGGCAGATCGGGCGGATCTATGGGTAAGCAGACCAAGGCGCGCAGTGTCAAGGAAGCTGGTGTGAATATTCTCATCGGCTACACCATCAACTACTCCGCGAACGTCACCCTGCTGCCGATCCTGTGGGACAAGGATCACCCGTTCCTGAGTGCGCACGCCATTGGCGTTGCGTTCACGCTGATCAGCTTCGTGCGTCAGTACATCATCCGCCGCTGGTTCAACAAGGGAGACTAACATGGCGAAGACCAAGTACATCACGCACACTGCGTGCGAGTTGGAGAAGGTTCCGAAGGCTGCCAAGATCAACGAGGTCATCTCCTCATACCTCGTGCAGATGAAGTACGACGGCATCTGCGGTGTGGTGATCTACGATCCGGATGGCCTCGGTGTACTCGCACAGACCAGAACCGGCGAGCGCATCCTGAACTTCAATCACGTACTCGATGCGCTGGACACGCTGCCGTTCGACATCCTGGCCGAGCAGGTGCGGGACTCCATCGACGTGGAAGGCGAGCCGCTGCCTGTGCAGTGCAAGCGCGGCGTCTACATCGGCGAGTTCTGGCACCCGGACTTCGCTGCCTCCACCGTGTCTGGCTTCAACAACCTGACCGACAAGGCCAAGATCGCTGCAGTGCAGGCGGACATCAGCAAGGTTCAGTTCGTCGTGTGCGACTTCGTGACCATCAGTGAGTGGTTCGATATGCACACCGACGTGGGTTTCGCGGACCGCATCGGCCGCATCGCGTGGATGCAGGGCATCTATCACCCCGACGACAACGGCGTGTTCGGCAAGAACATCCGGCCGCCCGCGCCGCCGATCTGGTTCGCAGGCCATGAGGGCTACCTCAGCGAGCAGGCGGCAGAGGATGTGTACGCACTGGCCGACGAAGCCGTGGCCGCAGGCCGCTACGATGGCATCATCCTTCGCGCCGAGAGCGGTCCTTGGACCCAGGGTGCGCGAGACCACAACGTCGTCAAGGTGAAGCCCTTCATTACCCGCGACCTAATCGTCGTGGATGTCGAGGAGGGCAAGGGCAAGTACAAGGGCATGCTTGGCAACCTGATCGTGGAATACAAAGGCAACCGCATGGGCCTGTCCGGCATGTCCGATGCCGAGCGTCGTGAGTGGTGGGCAAATCCTGGCACCATCATCGGCCAGATTGTGGAAGTCAAGGCGATGAGCGAGAGCGTCAAGGGCGTGCTGCGCGAGCCGCGCTTCAAGGGCATCCGCTACGACACCGAGGTGGACGCATGATCGACGTCACCGTGGTGAACAGGCCCGAGGCTCAGATGGTGCGCATCTTGATCGACGTGCCCTTCGAGCAGTACGCAAGCGCGCTGTACCCGAACCAAGTTCTGCGAGACGGCGTTAACGATGCAATGGACATCGTGCTTGCGGAGGCACAACACAACCGGAGATAACATGCAGACACAGCAGGAACTGGAAGAAGAGATGTACGCCTACGGCCGCACCCGCATGGCCGACAGCATCGCCACCAACGAAGAGAAGGGGCGGGCTGAAGCTAACCCCTATGCTCAGAAGTTGTACCGCACCTTCCTGTTCCCACTGCGTGACCTGCTGGTTTCGGAGTTGGCCGAGCGCAAGCCCGGCCGCCGTCAGGCGCACGCTGCTCTGCTCGCTGGTATGGACATGGATGCGGTGGCATACCTCGCGGTGCGCAACGCACTCAGCAATGCGATGCAGGACATCAGTGTACGTGCAGTTGCGATCCACGTAGGCAAGGCTGTGTACCACGAGTACCTGCTGTGTCAGTTCGAGGACGCTAAGCCAGAGTTGTTCCACTATCTACTCAACGACATCGACCGCCGCATGTCTTCGGACGAGCGGTACAAGATGAATGTAATGCGCAACCAAGCCACCAAGGCGGGAGTCGAGTTCAAGGAGTGGGGCAACGCGCATGTGCAGCAGGTCGGGTACTACCTGATCGACAAGCTGGTGCAGGTTGGCATGTTCGAGGTGACGAACAACCGCGAGGGAATCACCAACGTGGTTGAGTTGAACCTCACCCCTGCTGCCGAGGCCATCGTATCGCAGATCACCGAGTTCGTTACCGAGATGGCACCGTACTGGACACCCTGCGTAGAGCCGCCGAAGGACTGGACATCGTTGACTGAGGGCGGCTACCACACCGAGGGCATGCGTCGCCTCGATCCGTACCTAGTGCACACGCACGGTACAGCCCGCAGGTTCTTCGAGATGGCGGACATGAGCCGAGAGTTCCAGTGCATCAACGCGCTTCAGCGTACGAAGTGGAGAGTGAACCGGGACTTGCTGGACATAGCAACGAACGTGTCGTACCACTTCGACATGGAAGAGATTATGATGCAGGCGGACTTGCCGAAGCCCGCGCGCCCTGCTTGGCTTCTTGATCAGAAGCCCGAGGACATGAACGAGGACGAACTGAAGTCCTTCCGTGCATGGAAGCGCGAGATGGCTGGTTGGCACACCGATGCAAAGCTGCGCAAGCTCAAGGGCTACCGATTTGCGAACGTGATGAAGGAGGCGCGCAAGTTCTCTGACTATCCTGCCATCTACTTCGTGTACTTCATGGACTTCCGAGGCCGCAAGTATGTCAAGACCAATGGCATATCGCCGCAGGGTTCCGACTTGCAGAAGGCTATGCTTGAGTTCGGCGAGGGTAAGCCGCTGCTGACCCAGGGTGCGAAGGATTGGTTCATGATCACCGGGGCAAACCGATTCGGTGTTGACAAGGTGAGCTACGAGGACCGCATCAAGTGGGTGCGCGACAACGAGCATCTGATCTTGGACTGGGCGCGCAGCCCGGTTGAATCCTCCGAGTGGATGGAAGCCGACAAGCCCTTCCAGTTCCTGGCGTGGTGCTTGGAGTACGCGAAGTGGAAGGTGCACGGGGACAAGTTCCTGTCGCGCATCTCGGTCGGTATGGACGGAAGCTGTAACGGATTGCAAAATTTTTCCGCGATGCTCCGAGACCCAGTGGGCGGCAAGGCAGTGAACCTGCTCCCGTCCCTGCTGCCCAACGACATCTACCAGATGGTGGCCGACCGGGCGACGGAGTTGCTTGAGCTTGCCGAGGAAGACCCTGATGGGTTCCGATCCATGTGGCTGCGGCACATCCTGACGCGCTCGCTCGTCAAGCGCAGTGTCATGACTTTGCCGTACGGATCGAAGCGCACATCGTGCAAGGACTTCATCATCAAGGACTACCTGAAGGCTGGGAAGTTCAAGGAGCTTGACCCGAACCAGTACGAGCGCGCCGCTGCCTACCTCAGCTTCAAGGTGTGGGAAGCAATCGGCGACGTGGTGGTTAAGGCGCGCGAAGCGATGGACTGGCTGCAACAGTCCGCCCGCACCATCATCCGAGCGGGAGACGAGAACGTTCGTTGGATCACCCCAACGGGGTTCCCCGTTGTGCAGGTGTACTTCGGCACGGTCGAGCACCGCATCAACACCAAGCTTGCAGGCAACATGAAGATCCGAGTGCTGACCGAGAGCGACGAGACGAACCTGGGGCGGCACAAGAACGGCATCGCGCCGAACTTCGTGCACTCCCTGGACGCATCCCACCTGACGGGCACCACGCTGCGCTGCGCGGACGAGGGCATGACCGCCTTCCACATGGTGCACGACGACTACGGAACGCACGCTGCGGACGCGCCTGCGATGTTCAGGGCCATCCGCGAGGTCTTCGTGGACATGTACCAGCAGCACGACATGCTTCAGGAACTCCGCGACGCCTACGGCATCCTCTCCGAGCCGCCCTCGCAGGGCAGCCTGGACCTCACGCAAGTCCTTGATTCGCCTTACTTTTTCGGGTGAGGCGAGTTTCAGTACACGTACAACAGATGAACCTACTCCCCGGCTTGGGCTTCGGCCTGAGTCGGGGAGCGTTGTGCTGTCTGAGTTTTGGTACACGTACAATACAGGAGAACGCATGTCACTCATTTCAGTACCCGCACCGGCAGACAGCCTGTCCCCGGAGGCGATCAAGAAGATCGAGGCGAAGCTCGGCGGTATGGCGAATCCTCAAATCAACAGTGGCACCTCGCACCTGGAGGCTGGTCAGAAACTCGGCGTTCAGTTGGTGCTGCGCATCCTCCGCGATGGGTGGAATCAGTAACTTAGCGCAACTCTGCATCTGTCTTTAGGTACCATTAGTAAGCTTACATAGGAGACGGATAGATGGGATTTGGACTGAGTAGCATCTGGGGTGGAGGTGACGCTAAGCGTGCAGCCAAGATGCAAGCTGATGCTATCAAAGAGCAGACGGCTGCTACTGTGCGACAAGCTGGATTGGCTGCTGAGCAAGCTGCTAGTCAGATTCGCAATACGATGCTTACCGAGACTGCTACGCAATATGCGCAGACACTACTCGGTCGGCCCATGGAACAGGTCAACGTGCGTCTAGCTCCGCAGGAGCAAGCAGCTACGACTGACCGTACCCAACGTCAGCGTTCCGTTCGTGACACTTACCTGTCCGGTGGATCGTGGTTCGCGTAAGGAGTAACCGATGAATCACTTTGTCAATACGGCAGGTGCCCGATGGGCTAAGCTGGACGGTGTTCGCGGTAACATCATCCGACGAGCCGAACGCTTTGCCAAGTGGACTATCGCCAAGGTGTTCCCTTGTGATAGCTACAACCAGAACAATGAAACGCTCAGCAATGAGTGGCAATCTCTCGGTGCGCAGGCAGTGAATCATCTCAGCAATAAGCTGGTTATGAACCTGTTCGCTCCATCCCGTCCCTTCTTCCGCCTTGGTCCCAAGAAAGCCGCACAAGAACAACTGGCTACCATTGCAGCGGAACAACGGAAGGCGATGGAGAACAAGCTGTCGGTTGTGGAGCGTGAAGCTTCCGACGTGATCGACAAGCTCTCACTACGCGCTAAGCTGTACGAACTGCTGAAGCTCCTGATCATCACCGGCAATGCGCTGATGGTGCTGAAGGATAACAAGAGCATGCGCGTATTGACGATGCGCAACTATGTGGTTCGCCGAGATGTCAACGGTGAAGTAATCGAGATGCTGATTCGCGAGAAGGTGCACAAGGCGGAGATGGATCAGGACGCTCTGTCCATGGCGCTGCGCTCTGGTCAGTTCTCTCTGGACCCCGATGGCTGCGCACACCACTTCCGGTGGATCACATTGGATGCGGGCAAGTACCGGGAGGATCAGTGGTACAACGACTTCAAGTTGCCGATGCAGTATTCTTCCACGTATGCGAAGGACAAGGTTCCCTACCATGCTGTGACGTGGGACTTGACGAGCGGGAACCACTACGGTACCGGCTTGGTCGAGGACTACAAGAATGACTTCGCATCGCTGACCGCGTTGTCCCAGTCCACCGTGATGGCTGCGATCATGAACTCGGAGTTCCGGTGGCTCATCCGCGCAGGTGCGATGACCTCGGCACAGGACATGGCGAACAGCCGCAACGGCGACGTGTTGTACGGTGAGCAGGGAGACATCACTCCTCTAGCCTCGGGTCTGGAATCGAAGATCGAATCCAATATCGCCATTGCCCAGCAGTACATCCAGCGCATCGGCTCCGCGTTCCTCTTGCAGTCTGCGGTCACCCGCCAGGCTGAGCGCGTCACTGCGCAGGAACTTCGGATGAACGCCGAGGAGTTGGAAGGTGGACTCGGCGGAGCGTACTCGCGACTGGCAGCAGGCTTGCAGGTTCCGCTCGCGGACTTCTGCCTTGCCTACGCCGGGTACTCCGTTGCCAACACGAACTTCGAGGCGACCGTGATCACCGGTCTGGCCGCGCTGTCCCGTGTGGGTGATCGAGACCGGCTGCTGGAATACTTGCAGTCCCTCGCGATGGCTGCGAACCTCCCGCCTCTCATGCTTCAGCGCATGAAGATCAGCACCCTGATGTCTGACCTCGCGTCTGCGGTCGGCTTGGACCGTGACAACTACGTCTACTCCGATGCCGAGTTCCAGCAGATGCAGCAGCAGCAGGCACAAGAACAGCAACAGCAGATGGCCGTGCAGGCCGCTGTCCAACAGGAGACCCGTGCATGACCGAGAATGTGAACCCGAATCCGGCCGCTACCGAGCAGCCTACCACCGTTCCGAATCCGCAGGCTGCGGTTGTCGAGAACCCCACGCCCACGCCGCAAACCCCTGCCCCCCCGGCCAAGACCGAACAGGCTACTCCGTACGCGGCGGACACCGGCTCCAAGCAGTTGGATGTCGCGCTGGGGTTCTTCGTCAACCACCTGGGTCTCAGCCCGGATTCGCCGGAAGTTGTGGAGGCACAGCGCACCGGCAACTTCGAGTACCTGAAGGGCCACGCAGCACAGAAGGGCATCGCCCCGGAACTGCTGAGTCCGTACATCGCACTGGCCGAAGGTGGCCGCGAGGAACTGACCAAAGGCGTCGAGGCGCGACAGGCCGAGCTTGCCAAGGAACTCGACGGCTATGCCGGTGGCACCGAGCAGCGCGTGGCTACCCTCGCGTTCGTGAAGGCGAACTCCACCGACGAGCAGTTGGCCGAGTTCGATGAAATTCTCAACCGTGGTGGCATCGGCGCGCAGGCGCTGATGATGCTGTTCCAGAGCAAGATGCGTGCGGACCCGAACGTCAGCACCCAGGGCAAGGAAGCGGTTGTTCCGAACGCAGGCGCGCAGGTTCCGGCGCAGGCGACACAGTACCCGAGCCGCGAGGCGTGGCGTGCTGCCCAGCGTGACCTGATCAATCGGTTCGGTTTGACCGGTTATCAGGCTACCCCGGAAGGCAAGGCCCACGCGGCTGCGTTCCCCGGTTAATTGTTCCACCAACAACAACTAGAAAGGAGCTTCATACATGAGCAATATCTGGGGTCCGACCAATCCCGTCAACCAGAACCAGCAGTTGGGTGCAGGCCCGCTGGACGCGCTTCAGCAGGAGCAGTTCACCGGTGAGGTCGAGCATGCCTACATGGCAACCACGGTGTTCGAGCCGCACTTCAAGCGCAAGATGGTCGTCAAGGGTACCAACACCCTGACCAAGAAGGCCATCGGCCGCACCTCGCTTCAGAAGCTGGGTCGTGGTCAGGCGCCGGACGGCAAGCAGGTGAAGTTCTCCAAGGCGCAGGTGACCGTGGACACCATGCTGCTGTCGCGCCACACCTTCGATGAACTGGAGACCATCCAGACCGACATCGACGCGCGAGCCGAAGTCTCCACGCAGGCGGGCCGCGACATCGCGGACTTCTACGACCAGACCATCGCCATCGCCGGTGTGAAGGCTGCGCGCGCCACCGCCAACCCGTACGGCCTGACCGCTGCGGATGGCTTCTACGGCGGCACCCAGGTCACCATCGCGAGCGGCGACGAACTGGATCCGGCCAAGCTGTACCACGCGCTGGGTCAGTTGCTGATGCAGATGGAAGAGAAGAACGTGGACCCGCGCCGCGAGAAGCTGCTCCTGGCCGTGCGCCCGGCGCAGTATTACGTCCTGATGGATGCCGAGCAGATCGTCAACGGTGAGTACATCACCTCGAACGGCAACAAGCTCGACAACATCCCGATGTTCAAGGCGTGGGGCATCCCGATCATCTCGACCAACAACCTGCCGAAGGGCGTGGTCACCGGCCACCTGCTGTCCAACGAGGACAACGGCAACTTCTACGACGGCGACTTCACCAACGTCATCGCCCTGGCTATCGGCCCGAAGGCGCTGATGATCGGCGAGTCCAAGCCGTTGCAGACCAAGATCTGGTACTCGGATGAGTCGAAGGTCTGGACCGTCGATGCGTGGTTCTCGTTCGGCATCGCGCCGGATCGCACCGAGCATGCCGGTGTGGTGCAGGTCGGCTAATCAACACGGGCGCAGTCCCTGAATCCTTCGGGTAACTCAAACTGCGCCCACTCAACTAGGAGGCCACATGGCAACCATCGCTGCAAAGCTCCCGTTCGCTCCGGGCACCACCGTCCAGTTGTCCGCTGCGGTGGACGTGTATCCGGACAAGGCCCCGGCGTACGTCTGCTTCTACCAGATCGTCGGCACCACCCTGTACGTGCAGGTTCGTGTGCAGGACGACAGCCCCGAAGTGGGTACCTTCGACCTGTTCATTCCGGTCACGGGTATCGAGGCGCTGGGTACCCCGTAACAAGCCGCCCCGCTCTCTAACTGAGGGCGGGGCATTATTGGATCAAGGAGAGTCTAATGTTTATCAGTAAGCTCGACGTCGTTAATGACGCACTGTCGTGCCTCGGCGAAGCGGGCCTGACTGACCTTCAGGAAGACCACGCCTACCGGGATCTGATCCTCAGCTTCCTCAAGGCTGAGACGGATCGCATCTGTGCGCGCGGTTGGTGGTTCAATCAGGAGTACACCCGCCTGCTGCCCGATGCAAACTCCCGGTACATCTACGTTCCCGAGGACGTGTACTCTGTGGTCACCGGCTGCAATGGCTTCAGCGTCACGCAGATGGGCCGCCGCATGTACGACGCGCGCCGTCGCACCTACGAGTGGGACCGGCCGCTGCCTGTTCGACTCACGCGCATGTTCCCGTTCGAGGACTTGCCGTACATCGCGACGGAGGCCATCCGCGACGCCACCACGGTGAAGTTCCAAGGCCGAGTCGATGCCGACCGCGAGACCAAGCAAGACGCCATGCGAACTGCGGCGAACTCGATGGAGCAGTTGGTCCGGATCGACGCGCAGAACCAGAAGCACAACATGCTGTACCGTAACGGCATGGAGCGCAACGCCTGGATTGCAACGAACCAGCAGTACCCCGCAGGGGAGCGAGACATCCTCGGACCCAACATCATCGTTCACTAGGAGGCAGCATGAGCAAGACCGTAGGCAGCTTGCCCTCATTGGTGCAGGGCGTATCGGAGCAAGAGCCGCACAACCGTGCGCCGGGTCAGATGTGGGAAAGCGTCAACATGATCGACTCCCCGACCAAGGGCAAGGCACGTCGTCGCGGCACCGTGTACTCGCACCATGTCGAGTTGCCCTCGGCCATTGCTGAGGCTCTGGTGGAGGCGCGCTCCCACACGGAGTACACCTTCATCATCGACGGCAAGGAGTACAGCCTGATCTACCGTAGCCGCGCATCGACGCTCGGCAAGGATTACTTCGCACAACTGCTGGACAAGGACACCGGGCAGTTCTACGACATCGTATACGAGAACAGCACATGGGTGGACAATCTGATTGCCGGGGGCGTGTCGGCCGTGGCGTGTATCGGACGGTACGTATACCTCGCGGGGAATACCACCCTGCCGCGCGCGACTTCTACCGAAGCATGGAACTCTCCTGCCAACTTGCAGAAGCTCAGCGCTTGGGTGCGCGAGGGTGCGTACAGCCGGAAGTTCACTGTGGTTCTTTATCATGTGAACGGGACCAAGCAGGAGTTTGCTTACACCACGCTCGCTGCTGCCTACCCGGAACTGCTGGACACGTCGGACATCCCGTTCTACAAGCCGAATACGAACCCGCAGGAGGTTGACCCTGAGTACCAGAAGCGAGTGAATGATCGCGTCAATGCGTACGAGGGTGAGAAGTCCGCGTGGATTCGCAAGGCTGCGGAGGACATTGTCCCGGCTAACATCGCGCGCAAGCTCGCCGAGTTGATCAGCACGGCAGGCATTGCGGCGTCCTCGCTCGGCCCTTGCGTTGTGGTAGACGATCCGAACTACAATGACATCCGCCTGCTTGACGACGGCAGCAATACGCTCGTCTCCTATGCGGGCAAGGAAGTCAGTGATCCGCAGTTCGTCACCCTGTACCATTGGGCAGGCAAGGTCGTCCGCGTGCGGCCGTCCGGCGGCGGGGACAAGGAGAGCTACTACCTGAAGGCCGTGGCCTTGGACTCCACTGCTACTGGCTGGACGAAGGTCGAGTGGGTGGAGGCAGCCGGTGTGGTACACGAGATTCACAACGTGGTCTCTCAGTTGGTCATCGACCCTGCGCTGAAGACTGCGTACGTGGCCCAGGATGGTGCAGGTCTGAAGTCCCTTGCTCCTCAGCTTGGTGACCACCCACTGTACAAGGGCAACGTCGTCGGCGATGCCATCACTGCGCCGCTGCCGCACTACTTCGGGCGGGTGATCAGTTGCATGACCGTGTTCCAAGATCGGCTGATGATCTGCGCTGACAACATCGTGAACTTCTCGCGGTCCTCGGACTACCTGAACTTCTTCCGCGTCACCGTGCTGAACATCCAAGACAACGATCCTATCGAAATCTTCGCCCACGGGTCCGAAGGCGACACGATCAAGCGCGCTGTGATGTTCGAGCGGGACATGGTTCTGTTCGGAGAACTCCGGCAGTACGCGATCAACGGGCGTGAGTTCCTGTCTCCGACGAACCCGAACATCAATGTGATCGGGAACTTCGAGGGCGGTGTGCGCGCCCAGCCCATTGCGTCCGGCAACTTCCTGTTCTTCGGGAAGCACGCCAACGAACGCACGGGCCTGCACCAGATGCAGCCGGGCGAGACCGCACAGACCACCGTTGTGTACGACGTGTCGCAGGTGCTGGACACGTACATCGCGGGCGAGCCGGTGCAGTTGCTGGGCACGACCATGCCGAACATGATCACGTACCGGACGGATGCGGACCCCTCGATTTGGTACACGTACAGGTACGCAGACGAGCAGGGGACTGGGCGCGTAATGTCCAGTTGGGGCAAGCAGCAGTACGCTCCGGAGTTGGGTACGGTTGCTGCTATCACGCACTACCGTGGCGACTTGTACGTAATCACCTTGCGCTCTGCTGGTGGGAAGGACTACTGGTTTGCAGACAAGCTCAGCCTGAACGTTGACCTCGCGCGCTACCCACATCTGGATTCCCAGGTTCGGTACGGGCAGGAGACTCCGTGGCATGTTGCTGCGCGCTCTTCGTTGTACGTGGCAGCGGACAAGTCCTCGGACTACTTCCTGCTGGGCGCAAAGCGAGAGGCTGCGGAGGACTTCATCGAGCAGGCTCCTGGCGTGGAGTCCGCGCTGGTTGTAGGTTCCGTAAGCCCCGCGTACTTCCAGCCCACGAACCCGTACATGCGGGACAGCCAGGGGCAGCCGATCCTCAACGGGCGCATCACGCTCGCGTCGTACGGCTTCCACCTCGCCGACACCGGAGGCATGCGGGCATACGTACTCAAGCCTGACCGAGAGCGTACCCTGCTGTTCGAGGGTCGCGTCATCGGAAACACCAGCAACATCATCGGGCGGCAGCCGGTCTACTCCGGAATCCGCACCGTAAGCGTAGGGCGCGAGACGCGCACCTGCATCATTGAACTGCGGTCGGAGGACTGGCAGCCGCTCCGCGTCACCGGCGCTGAGTGGTCTGGTCAGGTCTTCATGCCGCGCGCACGAGGACTCTACTAATGGATGGATTGGGTACCATCCTGCAAGCAAACAACATCACCCGCGTGGCTCGTGCGAAGTACCAATCCGCCGTTGCCACGCAGGCCGCGAACAACAAGCTCAAGAAAGCGCAGGGGGACTTGGCCAACTGGTCCCGGTCCCTCAGCAACCGCCGACGTGTGGAGGCAGCGCAGAAGGAGTTCAATCGCGGCGTAGAGCAGTTGAGCAACGAGACCCGGCAGGCTGGTAAGCAGGCAACGGGTATCACCCTGGACAGTTCTGAGCAGCGCGGTGCACTACTGGCCCGCGCTGCGATGACTGGCGTGGGCGGCTCCACTGTCGAGGCGATGGAGAATCTGATCAACTTGCAGGCTGCAACTTCGCAGGAAGAGATTGATCAGGCAGTGGACAACATGCAGTACAGTGCGAAGCAGAACCTGACCACTGCGCTCATGAACACGTACATGTCGCAGGACTTCTCGCAGACCATGATGGACTTCGACTTCACCAAGCACATCGAGCCACAGGGCATGAAGCGCCGCCTCGGCAAGCTGGTAGGCGTTGCGGTTGCGACGTACTTTGGCGGGCCGATGGCAGGCGAGGCCGTGTCCAATCTCGCAGTCGGCGAGTGGCAGGCAACGAACGGCGACTTCCAAGGCGCGAATCAGTCCTTCGGTGCTGCGATGACACAGGCCGGTGGGGCGATGCAGCAGTGGAGTGACCGTGGCGGCACTGCCTGGGGCGAGGATGTGTGGCGCGGTATGCGTGCCAACGGAAGCAACGCGGGTGCTGCATCCATCCAGGCAACAGGCGGGATGTCCACCAAGAAGGCGCAGTCTGCGTCGAGCAGCAGTAAGTCTTGGTTCAAATAACAGGAGGCAATATGGCAGGTATTCAGTTCAAGCCCGTCGGTGGTCTGCAAGGCGGGGCCAGTGGTGGCGGCGCTGCTGTGCCTACCGTAGGCATTAGCGGAGGAGGTGGTGCGAGCAGCAACACGCCGATGCGAAGTGGTGCCGAATGGTTCGACCGGGGCATGCGGGCGGACTTCGGTGGTGACCTTCCGGGGTTCCTCAACGAGGTCTTCGCTGCTCCGCTCGCAGTGGCTAAGCAGGAGCGTGAGTGGAAGGGGTACACCGATGCCGCTGCCGGTGTGACCGCAGAAGAGATCCGTGCACAGCAGCCGTGGTACACGAAAATCTTCGGGCCGACTCAGTACGAGTCCGGCGCAATCGCGTTCGAGAATCAGAAGAAGGCTTCGGATCTGATCCGCGACTGGACGCTGCGCATGCCGGAGTTGCGGCAGATGCCCGCCGAGCAAGTGAGCGCACAGTTGCGGGAGCAGATGAACAGCATGATGGGGAACAACCCGTTCGCCAACGCTGTGCTTCAGAAGTCCCTGCTCACTCAGTACGCGCCGCTGCTTGAGCAGCACGGCAAGGAGCGCATCGCGTGGCAGCAGAGTCAACTGCTGAAGTCCCAGGTCGAGAACTTCCAATCGAACTCGGCCACGTACCAACTGCTGATGTCGAAGGCCGCAACCCTCGGCACCGATCAGCCCATGGACATCAACACGGCCAAGCAGTTGGAGGCCGCGAAGAGTTCTCTGTTCGATGCTTTGACCACAGGCCAGTTCCAGACGGACGACAGCGTGAAGTCCTTCATCATGACGGGCATCCGCTCGGCAATGCGTAGCGGTGAGTTCTACACCGTCGAGGCAATGATGGACGAGAACATCCTCGGTGCGCTGCCAATCGAGACTGCCGAGCAGATTCAGAAGGCGTACATCACCGCGAAGGCGCAGTACAAGAATCGCTTCACTGCTGACAACCCGGACTTCGAGAAGATGATGGCTAAGGCCGCAGCCTCGCGGCACCTGGGTATTGGCGGCGAGCCGATGCTCGCGCAGTTGCGGGAAATCAATAGCACGTACTCCGCTCTGACGGGTGACCCGGATGGGTTCTACGACTCCGCACAGATGTCGGCCTATGCGGGCGACGCCACCTCGTCGTGGCTGCGTCGGTTCGAGCGGCAGGAAGACAAGATGGATCGTCTGAAAGAGAAGGCCGCCGACAATGCCGCAAAGGCGGAGGTCGAGGCGCGCAACACGGCGCAGTTGCAGGAGTTCTTCGTCAGCGGTTCGCTGGGCGAGGCCATAAACATGAAGGGAGTCGAGCGCGGCGATGCCGACCGTGCATCCACTGCGCGGTTCTCGATGCTGATGGGTGAGCAGAAGGTCGATCAGGCGATGGGCAACCTCGTGTACAACTTCAACAACACGAAGGGCAGCTACAAGAACGAGCAGTTGGCTCAGCAGATGCAGACGAACTTGCAGAACAGCATGGACGAGCAGGTGAGCGACGCCTTCATGGTGCAGCACAAGATGTGGAAGGCGCTCTACACCTCGCCTGGGTACGCCATGCAGGACGGTGACGTGGTTCTTACGGATGCTGCGCAAGGTCAGGCCGCTGCTATCGGGTACTACGGCGAGACGCTGAACCGCAAGATGGTGGAGTTCGATCAGAAGCTGACGGCGGGCATGACCTCCGACCGTGCGTACGCTACCACGTTCGGTCCCTGGGTTGCTGCTGGTCGGCCCGACTTCCGTGGCATCGAGCGTGACGATCAGAAGCAGGCGACGAAGGCTTTCCTAGGAGCGATCCGTGGTGAGTCCGCTGGTATGTTCTCGCGCATGTTCGGCAACGGGTTCAAGCTGCACCCGTCCGCAGAGGCGCAGTTGGCCCAGGCGGTTGGCCCGTACTACGAGCAGTTGGATGCAGGGCTTCTCCCGGAGCAGCGCGCGAAGGCGGCGATGAACCTCGCCAAGCAGGGTGGGCGCATCGAGATTGTCGGTGGGCAGTTCCTGCACTGGAACCGAAACCAGCAGCCGCTGACGAAGTACATGGGTGATCCTGATGGTGAGCGTACCTCGCTGCTGTTCGACACTGTGCTGCGTGAGCGCCTGAAGTCCGTAGGCACCACCCCCGATGGCAACTCCATCGTGATCAACCGCCTGCCTGATGAGAAGGGAGACCCGGTGTACGCAGTGCATGTGGAGACCTCCGATGGTTTCTACAACGTTGACATCCGAGGCTCCGACCTCACGAGCTACGACGAGAAGAAGCTGCGCGCACGTCGCGAGCAGATGGAGGCGCCGCGTCAGATGCTGCCAATCCCCAAGCCCAACTCGAATATCCGATTCAACTAAGGAGGATTCATGAACACTCTTGATCTTGCAGGTCTTACGCTGGACCAGAAGTTTGAAGCAGCGGGCAAGTTCGCGGGTGTTCCCTCGCAACTGTTCGCAGGAATGTGGGCAGTGGAATCCGGGAAGGGCACCAACATGACCTCGCGCGCTGGTGCGCGGGGTCACTTCCAGACCATGCCCGATACTCAGGCTACCTGGGAAGAGCGCACGGGGCGCAGCTTCGACCCCGACAACTTCGATGACTCCCTGAACATGGCCGCGCTGACGATGCGCGAGAACATGCAGAAGTTCAAGACCATCCCGGATGCGCTGCGTGCGTACAACTCTGGGTGGGACCGCTCCAAGTGGGGCAACGACGAGACCTCCTCCTACGTGGGCAAGATCGCAACCGAGGGCGGCATGGCCCTGGCCGGTGCGATGACCATGACCTACAATAAGGTCAACCCGAACGGTAACATGGACGCCGCATTCAAGGGCAAGGACTTCGATGAGGCTTTGTTCGAGAAGGCGTGGGCAGGCGAGGCGCTGGGGGACTTCTCCGCGCTTAAGGCTGCTGCCATCAAGAAGCACCTGACCGATGTCGAGAAGGGCACCGCCAATCTCGCTGCCGTGCAGACCGCTGCGATCAACGTAGGCAACGCCAACGTGGCGGAGCTTGCTCACGCAGCGCAGGCCAAGGTCGAGAACGATGCGGCTGCCAACGTGGCTGCGTACACCGCGACTACTGGCAAGTCCACCATCGACACCAGCACGGCCTCGATCAGTTCGGGCGAGGTGAAGAAGCGCATGGATGCCGCGCTAGAGCGTGAGGCGTATGCGCAGTCCCTGACCGCCACCGACAAGTGGGGTGCTAGCTTCGGCAGCAGCCTGATGGCGGGTATGATGCGGTACTACGACAACGAAGTCAACGATGCGTACCCGAAGGGCTGGTCTTATATGGACTCCGCGTATGAGCAGGAGAAGGGCTACTCCCTGCGCGAGCGCGAGTTCCTGCGCGAGGCTGTAAGCCCGCAGGATCTGGCACGAATCCAAGGCGACATCGCTCAGCAGCGTGCAGATGCACAGCTTCTCGGCCACCTGTCGCAGTCCTCTCGCTTCGGCTGGTCTATTGCTGCTGGGTTCTCGGACCCGGTGGGCTGGGCTGCGGGCCTGGGCGTCGGCAAAGCGGCGCAGATGGCGAAGGTTGGCGCTGCAACGTACATCGCGGCAGGCCGCCCCATCTCTGCACTGGCTGCTGCTGGTGCTGAGGGTGCCATCGGCAACCTGATCACGGGTGCCGCTCTGGATGCGATGGGAGACTACCGCACCTTGGGCGACTACGTGAGTGATGCGGGCTTTGGGTTGGCGTTCGGCGCTGTGTTGTCGGCGCCCGGCATTGCACGCGACGCGCGGATTGCTGGTGTCCAGCGTGCGATGCACGCACAGGCCGCCATCAACGATGCAGAGCTTGCCCTACGTGCGCAGGAGATGGCCGGGCCGGGTGCAACGCCGGATCAGTTGGCGCGTGCGATGCAGACTGTCGAGGAAGCAGACGACAATGCGTGGCGGCAGGCCACCTTGGGCAACGTTCCGGACGGTGACCGCTTCATGGCCCGTGCAAACGTGGGCGAGGCCGCCGATCCTGCCGTGAGCTACAGCCGATTCGCCAACGACGGTGACCGTCTGGCCTATATCCAGCAGAAGCAGTTCGATCAGTCCATCGCAGGCGACGACATGCGTGCCATGGTGGCGGAGTTTAGCGTGCGAAGCGAGGACATCGTGCGTCGGTACCCTATCGATGAGGCGAAGCTGAAGACCTTCCTGTCTGCCGTGGACTTTGAGGCCACATCCACCACGCTGATGGCGGATAAGTCTCCGGTGTCCAAGGCACTCGGCATCCTCATCGCGGAGTCTCCGGAAGGTGCGGCAGGCCGCCACAGCACTGCATCCGTCTCGCGTACCGCTCACTTCGAGCAGTACATGGGCAACATCAACCGCAACACGGACACCCTGTTCGATATGTGGGCGCGGGAGCAGGGCTTCGGCACTGTGCGTCAGGCGATGGACCCAGAGGTGCGCATCCGATTCAACAAGGAAGTGCAGTTGGAGATGAATCGGCGCTGGAACAAGCAGCCAGAGGGTGCGATCCACCCCGCAGTGAAGCGCGCGGCGGACATCTACGACCAGGGCTACAAGATCATGGGTAAGGATCAGCGCCACGTAGGTGTTATCGGAGCGGATGCGATCGATCTTGAGAACAATGGCTACTTCCAGCGGTCTTGGAACCTGGGGATGCTGCGAGGTATGGGTGCATCCCAGCGCTCGGCGTTCGTCAACGCGCTGGAAGATCAGTTCCGCACAGTTGCGGGCTTCACCGACAGCGCTGACTTCAATGTTCGTGCCCTGGCCGTGACTTACCTGGCTCGATTGGAGCATCGTGCAGTCGGTATGCTGGACGTGCCTGCCAATCTGTACTCCAATGATGCGGGTGCTATCGTCCGCGACGCCCTGCACTCCCTGGGCCTGAGCCAGGATGAGGTTGAGCGGCAGATGCAGCGTTTCACGCGCGGTGGTGCTGGTCATACCAAGTCCCGAATCGACATGGACTATGGCAAAAAGTACGACGACGGTGCAGGCAACACCTTCACGCTGGTGGACTTCCTCGACAACGACATGAATGGACTCTACCGCCGCTATGCCCAGCGCACTGCCGGTGACGTTGCCCTGGCCAAGTACGGCATCATGGGAGAGAACGGCATCAAGGTGGCACGCGAGGCAATGCTGCGGACTGGCGCAAGCCAGAAAGCGCTCGATGCCTTCGATCAGTTGATGGCAGAGATGACTGGCAAGAAGGTGGGCACAGGCGATCCACTGATCGCACAGAACGCGCGGTCCCTGACCAACCTGTCCCGCATGGGCGGCGCTGTGTTTCCTCAGATGGGTGCTTACCTCGACGCCGTTGTCGGCCTCGGTGCGGTGCGTGCACTGCGTTCTGCTGGTGCGATCAACCAGATGCGCAAGGAAGTGCAGGCCATGGTGCGAGGTGAGAAGGTGCACAACCCGATCCTGTCTGGGCTGGAAGGTATCGGCCCCGAGTTCGGCACTGCGGACTACCGCATCTTCGGCATCTTCGACACTCCGGAGATGGCAGACATCGCTGGACGTGAGTCCGTTGGTGTGGTGACGAAGGCGATCCGCGCCGGTTCCAACTTGCAGCGCGTTCTGTCCGGACACCGCTGGGTTACCGCTGCGCAGGAGCGCGGCTTCGCGGACCAGATCGTGCGCAAGGCTGCGCGCTTCCTGCGTGAAACCGATCCGGGTGTTGACAATGTGGCCCTGAAGGACATGGGCATCACTGGCGAGATGGCAACCACGATGCGTGATCGGCTGAAGAAGATCGCCACCTTCGATAAGAGTGGCGAGTTGATGTCCTTTGACCCGCGCAAGCTGGACGTTGACGACATCGCAGGCCGCCGTGCAGTGATCGCATTCCGCGATGCCGTGATGCGCGGCACCCGGCAGATCATGAACAAGGAGTTCCCCGGCGAAGTCGGCAAGTGGGCGCACAACGGTTGGCTGAAGCTGCTGTTCCAGTTCCGCACGTTCTCGATGGTTGCGCAGCAGAAGTCCTTTAACCGCATCCTGCACACGCGCGGTGCGGCGAAGCTGACTGGCCTGCTGCTCGGCGGCATGGCCGTCGCTGCTCCGATCCACATGGCTCGTGTTGCACTGCGTGCCTCCTTGATGTCGGAGCAGGACCGCGACGAGTTCATGGAGAAGCAGTTGCACCCGATGGCCCTTGGCCGGGCAACCATGAACTACCTCGCTGCGATGGGCCTCTGGGCCGACGTGGTTGAGGCGGGGAGCGGCCTCGGCACGGGGTGGGCAGACGCCTTCGGGTTCGATATGCCGGAGTCCCTGAAGCCCACGGGTGGGCGCACGATGAAGGATACGGACCTGATCGGCGGCCAGTTGGCCCCGTCCCTCGGCGTGATCAACGACATCGGGCAGGGCGTCATGGGCAAGCCGGACAAGCTGTGGAAGTCCGCCCCGTTCGCCTCGCTGCCGTACATCCAGCCCGTTCTGATGGGCATTGACAGCGCCCTGGATGAGGGCGAGTAACAGACCAATGCGGGCCAAGGACGGCCCGAGTTTTGGTACACGTACAACAAGGAGAAGACATGGCGACGATCACCGATCCAACCTTCCGTTTCGCCACCAACGTTTTCGACACGGATGGCACGGACAAGGTGTACGACATTAGCTTCGAGCTTGGCTACATCGACGGTGAATACGTCGTTGCTATGTCAGGAGTCGAAGACCCCGATACTAAGCTGCTGACCGACATGCAGGCGCACACTGTTGCGTTTACTGACACGCCTCCGGGCACTCGTGTTAAGGTCAGCCCTGTGCCGGTCTCTGGGCGCAAGCTCATCATCTTCCGTCAGACTGACATCAGCAAACTGCTGGTGAAGTTCCAAGACGGAAAGCTTCAGACCGGGCGAAACCTGGATCTGAACTCCACGCAGTTGATCATGGCGATCCAGGAAATCCTTGACGGGTTGCGCAACAACAACCTTATCGTGGAGCAGCAGATCGGCACGGTCGTTGATATGAACAAGCTGATCAACCAGATCTACCAGCAGGTTCTACAACTCCTGGCTTCTGGTGGTATCGTGTCTGTCACGCCGCGCGTGTGGAGTGGAGTGTGGTCCGAGGCGTCCGAGACTCTGGGCGACACGGACTTCGAGATTCCCGGCGCGGACGTGTCCGGTGCAGGGTTCTACGACACCTACATCGAGGGCGTGGGCTTGCAGCCTGGGGAGGACTTTTCCATCATCCTCGGCGACAACCCGACTATTCGGTTCTCGCGCGGAGACTGGCCCGACGGCACTCGGTGGTTCACCGTGCTTCGCGGGTATGCCAAGCCGTACACCGGCCCGGCTCCCGTCACGACCCTCGCGTACCCGATCATCCGAAGCGGTGCCTCGGCGTACTTCATTGACCAGACCTCTGCGTTCTCTGTGGTCTTGCTGTCCTCGCCGAGCGCGGTGACCGCAACGGTGAAGCTCATCCCTCCGGCCGCTTCCAACAAGGTGGCCACCGGCACGTTCATCACGCTGGTTCAGCGCGGCGGGGTCGTGTCCCTGTCTGCCGATCCTGGCGTCAACCTGATCATCCCTGCCGGTACCATCGCGCGCACTCGCGCAGCCAACAGCGCACTGTCTCTGACGTGCCTCGATGCTGACGCGAACGAGTGGTTGGTCTCCGGGGATCTTGCAAAGCAGGAGTAACCAATGCACTTTCGTCTGTTCGACCGGCCGCTGATCGTAGACGATCCTCTGGCTAGTATGTACATCGACGGACAGTACGAAGACTACAACCCAGGCCAAGCCTACGAGGGCCGTGTGCAAATTCACGGTGCGGTGGGCTTTGCCAAAGTCGAAGTGCTGAGCGCCAACCTGCCTCCCGGCTACTACGTCTACGTGGACAACGTGACGAAGGAGGTGGTTGTTCGCTGGAGTCCCTATACTCCGCCGACCGAGACTTTTACCTTGGTCGAGAATGGGGACTTCTCCGCAGGGGACAATGGGGCCTGGACGAATACCGGCGCCGATGCGCCGTTCGTGATCGAGCCTGATAGTGGCGGCAACATGTCGATGAAGTTCAAGGAAGGGTTCGGCGGTGGGTACTACTCTGAGAGTGTACTAGCTCCGATCAAGGACATCAATCGACAGATCACCGCCACCGGGCGTATCGCACAAGGCAAGTCGTCCAAGCGCAAGCTGTGGGGCGGCATCGTACTCGCGTTCCATGATGCTAACCGCAACCTCCTGAACTACCTTGAAAGCAACTGGGTCAACTCCGGGGGCGATTACAAGGACGTTAAGGTTGTTGCGGCGGCCGCAGACTCGAAGGCGAAGTTCGTCAGCGTCCGCATCCAGTTCGATCGCAAGGGCCAGAACTACCCGGCCTGGGCCGACGACATCAAGTGGGACCACTCGTGGACGAAGGGATACAACGACGACGAGCAGTTGTCGGTTACCGTGCGAGTCACGGACTCCCTTAACAACACTGCCACGCACACCGGCACTATCGATGAGCGGAGCAACTGGTACTACGGCAAGCTCAATGGCTTGTACATGTACGACAGCCTCGGACTCACCGGTACCGCGCTTGGTATTAACTTCGGTGGGCAGCAGCATGGCTCCGACTACGCCGCACTCAGCGGTTCCGTCACGAGCTTCCTGTCCAACACTGTCGTCAAGGCGGACCTGAAGTCCATGGAGTCCATCTCCATCTCCGGTGCAATTGCTAGCATGCGGCAGCGCAACGTCGCTATCCGCTACGTCAGCACCCCGGAGGCAGCATCCCTCAGCGGCCGGGCGTCCTCGTTCAAGAGCAAGACGCATGTGGACTACAAGCGTGCGCGCGCCGAAACCGTCACCATCTCCGCACGAATTGGAGGCTTCAGAATCACATGATCAACAACAAGGTAGGCGTCTCCGGACGCTTCAAGGTGCAGGTTCTGCGCTCCGATGGCTCTGTCCGAATGGATCGTGACTGGCAGAAGAACCTGATCACGAACTATGGCATGGACCACCTCAGCAGCAAGCACCAGAGTACGGTCGGCCAGGCCAACATGATGCAGTACATCCGCGTGGGCACTGGCTCCTCGACTCCGGCGAACACTGACGTTGCCCTGGCAAATCAAGTGGGCTACAAGGATTCCGCCGGGCAGTCCACGCGGATCGCTCCTGTCGCAACCGATGCTTCGCCGTACTGCGGTTGGCGCGTCCGGTACGAGTTCGCGGCTGGTGCCGTGGTCGGGAACCTCACGGAGCTTGGCGTCAGCCACTCCGCCGAAGGCAACAACCTGTGCACCCACGCGCAGTTCCTGGACTCCAACGGTCAGCCGATCACGGTGGTCGTTGCTGCCGACGAGCAGCTTATCATCACCTACGAGTTCCGTCTGTACTTCCCGACCACGGCGTCCTCGGCGTCTGTCACAGACCCAAACACCGGTACGGTGTACACCATCCGTGCGCTGCCCGTCAACACCATAAACTGGAATTGGGCGGACTACATCCTGGGCGGTGTGCTGGGCGGCCAGATCGGCAACTCCGTCAACGGTGCGCAGGGGTATGCCTACTACGGAAGCGGCGCGGGCCTCAGCAGTGCTGTGTCTCCTGTCCCCAACGGTACAAACGTGTCGGGCACGTTCAACTACAACACCGCCCTGGCAACGGACGGTTCGTACTCTACCACCACTACGGTGACTGTGCCGCTGGGTTCTCTCAACGATCTGGACATCAAGGTCGTCCAGACCACTGAGATGTCCCCGTCGTACTTCGCCCCGCTGTCGTGGCAGTTCGAGTTCACTCCGACGTGGCGCAAGACCTCGGACCAGACCGTGACGTTCACCATCCGGTTGGAGATTGCCCGCGTATGATCCCTCAGTTGACCGCAGCGCAGGCTCGTGCGCCGTGGGCACAGCAGATGGGAAGTCGCTCCAAGCCCCTGATCAACTACGCGGTCGGTGGTGACACCCTTGGCGACAGCGCTACCATCTCAGGTACCACCTGGGTTGTAGAGTACGTCGGCCAGGAGGTGCGCGTATACAAGCTGGACGCACCCGAGACCTACAGCGTGGCCTTCTCCGGAGCAGACATCACGTTCGTGAGTCTCGCCTTCGATCAGTCCATGCGGTGGGTCATCGGGTACACGCAGGCCGGAGCAGGCAAGCTGCACTGGTTCGACTCGATTGTGGGTGGGTACACCACCTACGTCGTTCCGGGCGCAGTGCAGCCCTTCGTCTCCCTCGACGTGCGCGATAAGGTGTACATCGGAGCGAGCGACGTGATCATCAGCTACACCCGCGACACCAATCTCTACACCCGTGTTCAGCGGGAGCGGTTTGCGACGGAGCGACTTCTAAAGTCCGCTGCCGGTGCTGCCCTCTCACGCTTCGGGCTATCCACTGTCAACCGCCTGCAATGGCAGGTACGACCCTAGGAGTACAAATGAAGCTGCCCGTCAGCGTTGAACTAGCTGCTGCTACCCCGTTGACGGGTTTGTCGATTGTCGTCTCTTGGATGACTGCGTACTCGTCGGCCATCGTCACCGGCCTCGCCATCCTCGCGTTCGTTGCGCAGATGGTGTGGCGATACCTCGAACACCGCGCGATCATGCGCAAGAACTCGGAGGCTCCCAATGGCTAAGAACGCCGCAAGCGAGGACTTCCTCGGCACCCTGCACAACAGCTTCGCTATCTACCTCACGTCGCTCCTGACCAAGGAAGGTGGCTGCACCGCTGCGGAGCTTGCAGTCATCAATTCGTTCCTCGACAAGAACGACATCAGTTGCGCTGTCTCTTCGGACAACGCGGTCGGCCGGTTGCGTGAGCAACTGAAGGGCGTAGGTGCGCCCGCCGAGGTCACCGACAAGGACAAGGAGGGAGCGCTCGCAGGTGTGCTTGACCTCGCCCAGTACCGGGCGGGCGGTACCGGTTGAGCGCCGACAAGAACTGGCGAGCCGAACAGCTTGCCGTCCTTCAGGAGCACTACGGGAGCTTCTCTCTGTTCCTGAAGGACATCATGTGGTTTCTCGGCGGGTGGACTCCAACGTGGATGCAGTACGACATCGCTAACTACTTGCAGCATGGGCCGCAAGACCTGATGGTTCAGGCCCAGCGAGGCGAGGCGAAGTCCACGATCACCGCAATCTTCGCGGTGTGGTGCATCATGATGAATCCCAAGTTCCGCGTGCTGATCGTATCGGCGGGTGGCAAGCAGGCAAACGAGATTGCGAATCTCGTGACGAAGATCATCCTGTTTTGGGAGCCGTTGGAGTGCATCCGGCCGGACAAGTCCGCTGGTGACCGTACGTCTGTCGAGGCATTCGACGTGCACTACTCCCTGAAGGGCGTGGACAAGTCCCCGTCTGTTGCGTGCATCGGCATCACCGGCAACCTCCCTGGCAAGCGCGCGGACCTTCTGATTGCGGACGACATCGAGTCCCCGAAGAACTCGATGACCGCAGGCAACCGCGAGATGCTGCTCACCCTGAGCTTGGAGTTCTCGGCTATCGCCTCTGGGCAGCCCGGCATTCCGCCCCGCATCGTGTACCTGGGGACTCCGCAGACCAGCGAGTCCATCTACAACACGCTGCCGGGTCGCGGCTTCGACGTTCGCATCTGGCCTGGGCGGTTCCCAACTCAGAAGGAGATGGCGAACTACGGTCCGCACCTCGCGCCGCAGATCCGCAACGCCATCGAGGCTGAGCCGAGCCTGCAATACGGCGGCGGCATGGCTGGTGACATGGGCAAGCCCACGGATCCGGTGATGTTCAACGAGGAAACGTTGCAGAAGAAGTTCCAGGATCGTGGTGCATCGTCGTTCCAGTTGAACTACATGCTCAATACGAAGCTCATGGACTCCCTTCGCTTCCCGCTGAAGACCGAGGACATCATCGTCATCCCAGGTGCGCCCACAGGCAAGGTTCCGCAGATCATCATGCGCGGCATCGGTGCGCAGAACCAGAAGGTCTACCAGTCCTCTGGCCTCGCGTTCACCTGCGCGCAGCCCATGATCGCCAACGACGTGCAGATGATCGACTTCGAGGGCGTGCACATGCAGGTGGACCCTGCGGGCGGCGGTGCGAACGGAGATGAAACGGGGTTCGCTGTGACTGCGTACGCCAACAGTACCATCTACGTGCTTGCCATCGGTGGTATTCCTGGCGGCTACGGCGATGAGCAGATGACCATGCTTGCAAAGATCGCGGAGACGTTCAAAGCAGGGACCATCAGCATCGAAAAGAACTACGGTTATGGCGCATTCGCCAAGGTCTGGCTCCCTATCCTGCACAAGATATGGAAGGGGACGATCCTTGAGCCGTATGTGGGCGGTATGAAGGAGAAGCGCATCATCGGAACCATCGAGCCAGTCATCGGCCGAGGATCCCTGGTGTTCTTCGAGTCCGCCATCAACATGGATCACGACCTGACCGAGCCGTACAACACCTCCGGCAACCGCAAGATGTACTCCGTCTTCCACCAGCTTACCAAGATGCAGGCAATCAAGGGATGCGTCAAGCACGATGACCGTGCGGACGCCCTCGAAGGTAGCGTGCGGTTCTGGATCGAGCGGCTGAAGGTGGATCAAGGTAAGCGAAAGGCCCAGGAAGAGGCTCGCGAATACCAGAAGTGGCTCGATGACCCCGTGGGTTGGAGCCGCAATCAGCAGCCCGTGCGCACGTCCATGAACGTCAGCACCAAATACTTCACATAAGGAGAAGCATATGTATCGCAGTGACCTCAGCAATTACACTCGCGCCTACGGCGGCGGCAATCAGTTGGTCACGGAGTTCGTGAAGCTGGTGGGCTACGTCGAGGTGCACCCGAACTCCGCCGAGCAGATCCTCGCGCTGTTCGATGCGGACGTGGCGAAGGTTCGCGCAGCGATCCAGGCCCAGATTCCTGCTCCGCCCGAGGGCGAGTAATGAATAGCTTGCCGCTGATCGCAAACGCAACCACCATCGGCGTCAGTTTGATGCAGGCAACCACCCAGGAAGAGGCCCGCGCTGTCATTGGCGCGGGTACTGGCGGTGGTGGCTCAGGCGGTGCCGTGGATTCCGTCAACGGCAAGACCGGTGCGGTGGTTCTCACTGCCTCCGATGTCGATGCGCTGCCCACCACCGCCGCCGGTTCGTCCCTCGCAACCCTGAGTGGAGGTAAGATCCCGAACTCGCAGTTGCCTGCTCTGGCTATCACCGAGACGTACGTCGTCAGTTCCGAGGCGTCCCAGGTCGCACTCGTAGCACAAGAAGGTGACGTGTGCGTGCGCACGGACCTCGCGCGGACGTACATCCACCTCAACACTGCCCTGGGCACGATGGCAGACTGGCAGGAGATTCTATCTCCCACCGCACCGGTGCAGTCAGTGAACGGGCAGACTGGCAACGTGTCCATCTCTGCTTCGAGCATCGGAGCGGCTACCACCTCGGACCTCGCGACCAAGGCAACCATGCCAGGAGGCTGGACTGCAATCTCCTCCTTCCTCAACGGGTGGGTTAACCTGGGAAGCGCAGACTTCAACGATGTGCAGTACCGCAAGGTGGACAACCGTATCGACCTGCGTGGCGTCGTCAAGAAGGACAACTCCACTCGCAACTCGATCTTCACCATGCCTGCGGGCTTCCGTCCTAACAGGAACCTGATCAACCTGTGCCTTGCCTACGCTGGAGGCAACACTATGGCGCGCGTGGACGTGAACATGACCGGAGATGTTTCCCTTATCGATCTGGTCAACGGAGCCTCGGAGTCCACCGGCATTGTGTTCCTCTCTCTGGACGGGATCACCTTCGACATTATCTAAGGAGACACTATGAAGAGCCGCATCCTCGCCCTGTTGGCGGGTAGCCTGCTGTCCGTGGCAGGCGTTGTGCACGTCATGGACAGTGAGGGCATCCACCGCAAGGCTTATCCGGACCCCGGTACTGGCGGAGCGCCATGGACGATCTGCTACGGGCACACCGGCAAGAAGGTTGTCAAGGGTCTGATGGTATCGCAGGAGCAGTGCGAGGCGTGGCTCGTCCAAGACCTCAAGGAACACGAGGGCTATGTGCAGAAGCTGGTCAAGGTGCCGCTCCGACAGGGCACCTACGACGCCTTGGTCAGCTTCTCCTTCAACGTAGGGCCGGACAACCTCGCGAAGTCCACCCTTCTGCGTAAGCTCAACGCAGGCCAATGGCATGCTGCCTGTGATGAGTTCCCGAAATGGAAGTATGCCAACAAGATCATCCTCGAAGGGCTGGTTGTACGCCGCTTCAAGGAGCAGGCCATGTGCCGAAAGGAGGGATTGTATGTCTACCGTCCGTGATTACATCATCATTCTGCTGATCACGCTGATCGTGGGACTGGGTGCGGCTACTTTCATGCTCAACAAGCGCCTCGACGCAGCGCTTGAGCAGAAGGAAAACGCCACCTCTCTCGTCAAGGGCTACGAGGAGTACACCTCTAGCCTCAACAAGTTCACCAAAAAGCGGGAGGAAGTCCATGCGGAAGCAGAACAAGACCGTGTTGTGCATCAAGAGTGGGCTGATCAGCCTGTTCCTGATGACCTTGCTGACAAGCTGCGCGAGCATTGAGTTCCCGAAAGCTTGGTTGGATGACTGTGCGGTGACCTACCCAGCGGATGGTCCGATGACTCAGTGGGATTTGTACCTTCTGGCTCAGGATCGTAAGCTCGATGTGGATAGGTGCAATGTCGATAAGGCTGCTCTTCGTGCGTTCGTAGAGTCCCACCCCAAGCTGAGCATCAAGAAATGACAACTATCGCCTGGGATGGTGAGTACCTGTACTCTGACTCGCAGTCTACTGCGGATAACACGAAGTCCAAGTGCGTTAAGTTGTTCAGAGCGGGCAAGGCCCGGTTGGCCTTCACAGGAGAGGTGCACAGGTTCCCTGCCTTAGTCGCAGCGGTTGCGGCCGGTGAGGATCCCCTGCCTCTCCTGGGTTCTGAGACCCGCATGTTCCATGTGCTGGACGGTGTGCTGACCATCTACGATGACGGGGACTCGTGGACGGAGACCGCACCAGCGTTCGCAGGGAGCGGGTCCCAGTTCGCCCGTGGTGCCCATGCGGCAGGTGCCTCCGTGGCGCAGGCGGTGCGCATTGCGGCGGATCTAGACCTATACTCCGGTGGGCCTGTGCGTAGGCTCCGGGCTTAAATTTGATATTGTCGTGCGCGGGGGTACCTCAGATCGCAGGCTCCCGCGCGCCCCCGTATGGGTACCCCGCGCACGCACGCGCGTTCTATCCCTGATCCACACATGGGCCTGCGCCCGCCTGAGCGCGTGCACACGGGCTGCGCACACATGCGCCTGCACGCACCTACGCGCGCACACCGCACGCCTGCGATACGCACGCACACGCGTTTCACCCTAGGCACCATTGCTGAACGCGTTCAGAATTTTCCCATCGATTCACCTCCGATCTTCACGCCGCCTTAACATCCGATGCGGTAGTCTACACCCATCGCAGCAATGCACCGCAGCGACACCGTTACAACCTCGTGCCTAGGCGTAGCAGCGTGCCTATGATGGGCGAGGGAGACCACCGGGGTACCTACACAGGGCCGGAGGGTCGGCGGGGCAGGAACGCACGCTGAGCGCGTGTGAGCGGCATCTGTATCATTTTGCTGGACATGTAACACACGGGTAGCGCACTGGTGTACTACCTGAGTAACACACCGATACACGATTTGGTACACGTACAACAGATAGACCGCCGTATTGCAACCATCCTCTTGACACTGGGGGGACAAGGCCCGCACACTCACTCCTAGAACGGAGTCATTGTGGGTAGCGATACGGACCCTTAGATGGGAACGGACTAGCTGGGCTTACAGTGCCATCCGCTTATCTGCACTTGATGTTCCAACGTAGTTGGCGAGTCGTAGATAGGAGTTGACGACTTACCACCCGGTAAGTGTTGACAGGTAGCTTAGGACGTGTCACCATAGCTTCGCAGTAGTTAGACAGGTGGGCTTAGACAGACACTTGACAGGAGTGAGACAGTAGGCTAGTATGAGTCTCACATGGTTAAGCACCGCAGCGAATCGCAGCGCTTGGCACATGAAGAAGAATGTATTAGCCTATTGACAACGACTTGCGAGTCAG